CCATCAGGGTCTATGACTTGAGTTTTATATTCCTTACTCCATTCCTCACTTGTCTTCTTCATCTTCCCTCCAGTTTATACACTAGAATTTTTACTAGCTTTTTGAGAACTGTCCAGCATAGATAGATATCAACATCAACCCATTCTTTCTCTAGCATCTCACCATAGAGTTTAGTTAGTCTACTCATTTGTCCTCATGTTGTAGCCAGTCACCAAATTCATCTAGCAAAGGTATCTCATCCACTTGTTCGTACCTCTCTCTAGTTGCTTCCGTGAACTCCTCAATCTTCAGCAAGGCGATATGCTTTTTTACTCGTTCCCAGTCTTGAAATTCTTTTTCAAAAGCCTCATCCTCTGCCTCGGTGTGGGCTTTTCCCCAACAGGCAGGGCATAGCTTATGAGCATAATGTTGGAAAGGTTTACCGCATCCAGTACACTCATCCTCTGGGTCGGTGTTGGGTACTTGGAACTCGCAATACTCTCCACTCGGAACAATACACCCATGCTTTACTACCTCATCCTCTGTGGTTGGATGCCCTGCACCAGATGGTATAGTCAGTGAACCATCCTCTGTGGTGTTGGCGGTGAGGATTTCTTTCAAGGTGTTATAACTAGCCACTCTTGCATACAATCCCATTGATGTTTTCTTTATTCTCTTTTTGAACTCGTCAAGTACACGCTGTTCAGGTGTTAGTTTATCTTTCAAGACCATGATATTCTCCTGTTTCTTTATCCCAATCATCATTTCCTACAACTTTATCCCAAAATGTATGTTCAGTACTTTTACTTCTATCTTTGTACACAAAAAGCCAAATGATAAAAGCTACAAGTGGAATTGAAATAATAAAACCAACTACCATATTAATCATCTTATTCTCTCCACGACATTCTACAGTCTGAGCACTTGTAGTATTCCCCTGTTGGATTGTAGTTGGCATCTCCTCCACAATAGGGACATAAAATTTCTTTCTCAAATTCAAAGAGTTCAATATCCTCTTTAAGTTCTGCTTCAAGTCCTTTTTCTTCAAATTCATACATCTCATATTCCTCCTTGACAAAAACATAGTTTTGTGGTATAATAGTACTGTTAATCAAGCTGTTACTTTTTAAGCTTCTATACATATTATATCACACTTTTGATAGTTTGTCAAGGGTACTGGAGGAAAATGTCTATAAAAACTAGGGACGGTAAGTTTGCATGTGTACATTGTGGAAAGAAATATAAGAACTCAATGACAGCAGATGAGTGTGTTATTGCACACAATCTGATATATGTAACTATGACAGTTGAAGAAGCAAATCACTTGATGATGTACATTTATCAACAGAGAGAAGATATTCCTATTACTTTTATCAACAGACTAAAAAGAATTATCAAGTCCAAGGCTGGTAAAACACATTGAAAAAGAAAATAATTCAAAAAAGAGAATGTCTATACTGTAAAGTAAACAACAAAAAGAAAAGAGATAAGCGATTTCATATGGTAGGATTAGACAGACCTTATATCAATTTATGGTTTCATCAGTCCTGTTATGAAGAATTAGGTGAAAAAATGAATAGCTTTTTGCAAGATTCTAAGGAAATATGGTATAATTATGAGTAAGAAGATAGAAAAAGATAAGAAAATAGAGAAAAAAGAAAAACAGGACAAAAGAGTTGGTTGTCCAATTTGCGGAAACAAAGACAGTATAAGAGTTGCAGGAAGATGTGCTACCTGCATTAACTGTGGTTGGAGCAAGTGTTCACTTTAGGAGGAAAGGTTGGTTAAGAAAGCTAAATCAAAAGAGAGTCTGAGAAACTTAGCTCAGTTCAAAAGTCTAAGTGATGAAGAATTTGAACAGGTATGGATAGAGCGACAGGCTAAAATCGCAGAAGAAAGCCCTGATAAAGAAGATTTAGAAGATAGAATCTTAGATATGATGGAGAAATTCAAGGATGATTATGCCTTGGATGACCTGAAATTTAATGATACTCAAGTCTTACGTGCTTTGATTCGTGCACTTTTAACCCTAAAAGATTATGAAGATACCCTGTATGAAGTTCAAAAAAATGGTATTGATTCTAACAACATCAGAGTTATTGGTGACCTAAATAAGTTTATTTCTCAGTTAAGAAAAGATACTTCAACCCTACAAGAAGACCTCAAGATTAGTAGGAAAGTTCGTAAAGAAGAACGTGAAGACTCGATTGAGGCGTATATTACAAACTTACAATCTAAGGCAAATGCATTTTATAGACACAAAATTATGAGGGCTGTATGTCCTGAATGTGGAATGATGTTATTTGATGGCTGGTTCTTATATCCAGAAGAAGATAACAAAATGGTTTTTGAGTGTGGTAGATTGATGGAACAACATGATGATGGAGATGTCAGGAAGTGTACTGGAAGGCTGGAAGTAACTTCAACGGAGCTAAAAGAGAAACAGGAAGAGTACAAAAAACTATTTCCAGAGGGACTCTAGTATATGGCAGTACGTGAAAAGCTTTCTGAACAGGAGATTCAGCTTATTAGAATCTTCAAAAATCCTGTATTATTCAGTGAATTTCTGCATGAGATAGATTCAAACGATGAAACTCTCAGGGAAGAAGTAGCAGAGATAGAGCAGAATATGGATTTGACCATATACCAGAAAGAGTTTATGCTGGATACAGCACACTATATCTCCATGAGAGCAGGAAGGGCAGTAGGTAAAACCTTCTCTCTTGTGCATTATATTATTTGGATTCTATTCAATAACTTATATCCTGGGGAGTATATCATTTATTCAGTACCAAACAAGGCACAGTTAGACCCTGTTTGGGAAATGCTGAAAACCTTCTTTAGAATAAACAGTTTACTAAAGAACTTTATAAACTACAGAAGTGGTATCAACAACTCAGAACACAGAATAGAAGTGAAGACTGGTGCTACATTGATGTGCAGAATTGCAGGGCAGTCAGGAAAAGGAGAAAATGTTATTGGTCTCCACACTCCCTTCTTTATTGTAGACGAGTCAGGATACTATCCTTGGGGAACTTGGTTAGAACTACAGGCAACAATCAACTACTGGATGGGTGGATGCAAGCTGATTGTTTCAGGAGTTCCCACTGGAGTTAGAGAGGACAACGTAAACTATCACGTTGACAAACAGGATAAAGCTTATAGCAAGTACAGAATTGATGCATACCAGAATCCTAGATTCGATGATGCAGCGGAAGCAGATGCTATAAGAAGATATGGAGGAAAGGATACAGAAGAATTTGCACACTTCGTATTAGGAAAGCATGGTTCACCAGTGTATGCTGTGTTTGATAGAAGGTTATTTGATATAGCTTCTTATCCAGTGTACAAAATAGCCCTGAATGGGATTACCTTTGGTGAAAAATACAAGGACTATGCAGAAAAGATTGCACTATTACCACCAATGCCAAAGAACAATGGTGTTATCTTCGGAATAGACTTAGGATACACAGAACCTACAGCAATATTTATTATGTACCTTGATGAGGAGAATAGATTTAGATTCCACTCAAAGATTCGACTAGTAAAGGTTCCATATCCTATTCAGAAAAGACTCATTGATGCCCTAGATTCTAAGTACAATCCCTCTCTTATAGGGATGGACGAAGGACATGCAGGAATGAGTGTAGTTCAGGACTTACTGAAAGGTAAAGCCTATGCAAAGAAAAACTACGAGGATTATCTTATACCTATAAAATTTAGTTCCTCAATCTCCCTTGGCACAGATGAGGATGGAAAAGAGATAAAATCAAGGGCTAAACCTCTGTCAGTATCACTATTGCAGGAGTATTCTAACAAACAAAGAATCGTTTACTCTATCAAAGATATGGATATTGTTTCAGAGCTTGAACGAATGACGTATGTAAAGAACCCTACCACAGGAGTCATTTCCTACAAGACACTAACACCTGCTGGAGGGAAAAAGGGAGCAGACCACTTCTCTGCCGCTCTTTTATGTGCAGTATTAGCTTACTTCTTAGTGAATGAAAAGTTAGATTTTAAAGCTAAACAAGCGAAACTATTAGGAACAGGTTGGTTATAAATGGCAAAAATTAAAGCAGAGGCAGTAGGAAGACCTCAACGAAATAAGATAAAAGACCCTAAAACAGCAAGTCATATGACTTCTGCAATTTGGGATGGTAATTCTCCGCAGAACGCCTACAATCCGTGGAGGGCAGCAGATACTAAACAAGTAAAAGCTGCAGTTCTAGATGATAAGAAATTCAATAAAGTGGTAGAGGAATGTAGATACTTCTACAGAAAAGACCCAATTGCTAACACAACTATTGACAAGCTTGTAGAGTTGGGAGTAACTGAATTGATTATTGATAAAGGTTCTTTGTCAGATAATCAGTACAGGATACTTGAAGGAATCAAACCAAAAGTTCTTGACTTTATGAGAGATGGTGCATTGGAGTTCTTAGTATCTGGAATGGTAGTACCTTCAATTACTTTTGAATGGAAAAGGAAAGCTGACCTAGAAAGTATTGGAGTAAAGAAATATACCAAAGCATGGCTTCCTAAAGACATGTGGTATAGAAATCCTAAACATCTCGAACTAGAAGAATCATTTATCTCAAGAGAACCAACATACTTCTTGAAGATACCCGATTCATATTTGAGGAGACTAAAGAATCTTCTCTCTACAGGAAGACAGGAAGATACTAAACTAGTTACAGATTTGATGACATCTTTTCCAGGCTTTGTTGAGCAACTAAAAGCAGGAGAAAAGAAAGTTATCCTGAAAGATAAGCATAGTCTGTTTATCAGAAGAAAACCTATGGTGGATACACCTTATCCAACTCCATATCTTTATGCAGCGATTGAGTCCTTACAGCACAAGAGAAATATCCGTGCTATGGATTTTGCATTAGCTTCAAGAGTAATCGAAGCTATTCAGATATTTAGATTGGGTGACAAGGATTTTCCTCTAACTAAAGAAACTGAATACCAGTTAGAAGATTTGAAAGCACAGATTGAGTCAAGATATGCTCTGTCTCCAGCAAGTATTGAAAGAGTATTTCAGCTATTTGGAAACCACACTCTACAGATTGAGTGGGTTATTCCTCCAGTTGAAGCATTACTTGACGATGCAAAATATGCAGAAGTAAACAATGATATAATCTACGCTTTAGGCTTTCCAAGAATCCTTATTGTAGGTGAGTCAGAAAGAAGTGGTTCTAGTGACCACGACTTTGCTACCTTATCACCTGTAGCAACGATGGAAAGTTTTAGAGGTAAGCTATTGCGTATTGCTAAATATATCTTTGATGAAGTAGTACGAAGGAATGACCTTGGTGATTATGGTGGGGTAAGGTTTGAACAGATAAACCTAGTGAAATTTGAACAATTCTCTCAGGCACTTCTTGAGCTATATGAAAAAGGAAATCTTTCCAGAGAATCCATTGCAGATTACTATGGATATAATTGGGATGAAGAGGTTCATAAGAGAAAAGATGAGAAAGACTTGCTAGAAGAACTTGGTTTAGATGAGTATAATCCACAACCATTTGATAAGCCAATGGACCAAAATGTGCCTAATACTCCTCAAAATAAGCCAAAACAGGATAAAAAGGAGTAAATTATGAACGAATTTATCAAGATTTCGTCAGATATGGTACAATATAATATAGATAATACAGAAACGGTCAATGAAGCCTTCGCTTCTTTGCTACTCAATCCCTATGTAACTTGGGCAAAGTTCATCCTCACTGATGATGAACCTAATGGGAATGGAGTCAGAATTCCGAAAGAAGAGTTTGGAAATCTAATCGAATCTGGTTTGCACATGCCAATAAAGATGACCCTTGAAAATATAGAAGGGCATGATGCATCTCTACCAATTGGAGTTATCACTCACCTACAGGAAGCTGGAAACCGAATTGAAGGACTAGCTGCCTTATGGAATAGTGAAAGACCAGAAGACGTTGGACTACTCAAAGACAAATACGATAACGAAGAAACACTAAATATTTCTTGGGAACTTGGCTACTCGGCAACTGCTGATAGCGAGAAATATGAAGGAGTTATGGACTTGTTTCATACTGTATTGAAGGCAGCTACAATTGTAGAGACACCTGCCTACGAGGGTCGAACAACTATTCTTGCATTAGCAGAAATGGAGAAGAAAAATATGGATGAATTAAAAGAAAAAATTGAAGTACTGGAAAAGTCTTTAGCTGAATTGCAAGAAGAAAAGCAAGAATTGCTAGACAAACTTGACGGTAAGGAAGCTACAGTTGAAGAACTGACTTCTCAACTTGATGAGTTAGAAGACTTGAAGTCCTTCAAAGCAGAAATTGAAGAGAAGAAAGAGAAAGAAGAAAAACTTAATTCCGTTAAAGAAAAATTTGTGGAAGCAGGAATCAAGAAAGAAGATGAGTACTTTGTAGAAAACTCCGAAACTTTGCTTGGTTTAGAAGAAGCCTCCCTTGATTTCTTTATTCAGGAAGTAGTCGCTTTCGGTAAATCAATTGAAGCAGAGAAAGAAGAAGATGATGAGGACGCACAAGCAGAACTGAATGAAGACATGCCCCCAATCCTTGGAGAAGGGGATGAGGTGTCTACTAGTGACCTTGCTAAATTCTTGAAATCGGATAAAAAAGAATAACGGAGGATTAAAATGAGATTTAGAAAAATTGCTGACAGTATTGGAGCAGTCGCAGTAGAAGACATCGTTGAAGGACGAATGTGCATTATTGTTGACCATTCCAAAGATGTCAACTACGGAAGTCAGGTTGACCTTGTTGGATGTCAGGTTCCTGCTACCGCCGACCAAGCTAAGGAAGCATTGTACGTTGCTGCCTTTAGTGTTACTGAACAGAAACCCCCAATCTATGTCAATTACCCTGCTAACCCTAGCAATCTTCGACAGGGATTCAGTGGTGCATCTAACTTGCCTTTCTCGGCATCAGTATACACTACACCCCCAAGCATGTTGCAGGGAAGGACTATTCCTGATGGAGCACTTGTTGCCCTTCATGCTGGTGGAACCTACACTGTAACTAGTGGAAACTATGTTTATAGTGCAAGCCTGGTACCTGGAGCAAGATGTGACGTAACCGATACCGCATCTGATGGTGCTGGTGAGGGTGGAAAATTGGAATACATTGCTACCGCTGGTGCAGGTATTGCAACTGTTGTACATCACGACACCGTAAATAGAGAGTTAACCTTTAGAACACGACAACCCTAAGTTGTTAGATAGTTTAGGAGAGTAAAAAATGGAAAATAAATATATGGAAGCTATCGCCTCTTTAATGCAGGATAAAGATAAGAGAGATGAATTAGCTGAATTGCTAGTTGAGTTCATTGACCCCGGACATATCACTACTGATTTTGTCGGAATGTTGCTGAATTCACGTGCACTTAATGAGGGTGATGCTCTCGTTAAAAAAGTTAGAAAGGGTATCAAAGTCAGGACTTTAGTTCCTGGTACTGTGCACCTTGCTGACGAGTACACAATCACCGAACGACTGCACTATTCCCTTGACGGAGCAGATATTAAAGTTACCGCAAGCGAATGGGAACTCGAATCTGGTGAATTGGGTACTGTAGAAGAAATCCGAGGGGAGATGTTAAAAACCCTTAAGGACTTTTATCAGAATAAAGTTTTCTCTGCCCTGACTTCGGTTTGGACAGCAGGAAACACCCCTGATAACTATGCTGCTGTTGCTACCGCAGTTACCTCATCCGCTCTCAAAGCTGCTATTCAGCAAATTGTTGAGACCGTTGGTGGACCTGTTGTAGTTGCTGGAGTTCGCAGTCTGTTGAATCCTATCACTGAATTTGGTGCGTTCTGGAATGATGGAACTACCTATGCTGGTGTTGATTCTCAGCTTGAGAAAGTTATGCAGGATGGTATTCTAGGTAAATACTACGGTGCAGATATTGTTGCTATTGACCAGAATTGGGATTATCCTGATTCTCACAATACTATGGTTCCCACTGACAAAATCTTAGTTATGGCTAAGAATGTTGGTGAGTTCATCACTTATGGTGACATTCGTGACAAACAGTATACTGACCCCAAGCCAACTCCCCCACAGTGGTACTTTGAAATCTACCAGAAATTTGGTATGATTATCGACAAAGCTGATGGGATTTATGTAATTAAAATCACTTAATAACTGATTAGTAATGGGGGGCATGGGGTTCTCTATGCCCCCCTTGAAATATAGGAGAGGAAAAAAAATGGATAATAAAGAGAATATTTCTGTAGATGTTTATTCAAAGATGCAAACAGGTGACCCTATTGCAGTCTACAAAAAAACTATTTTAGGAAAGGTTGAGGTATCTGTTATCAACCCATTCAGTGGAACTCCAGAAAACGTAATGTTGCATGGAGAACCTAGAAAAAACCATCCAGATAGCTTCGTAGAAGTTTGGTCTCAAATGGAAGAGGTTTTCTTTGAGAGACAAAATGCTCCGCTTTTTAAAGACGGACTTTTGACTAAACTTAAAGAGCCAAAGAAACCAGAAGTTAAGGGTGAACCAACAGAAGTAGATTACAGTAAGTTTGATGATGAGGCAATTGAAGCACTTGTTACTGCTCCATTTATGAAGTTCAAGAAAGAATTAAATGAGATTGATTCTGATGTAGTCTTGTATCAGATTTTGGAAGTAGCTGAGGAATTAGAACGACCTGAGAAAACAATGCAACATATCAGACAAAGACTTGCTGAAGTTCAGACAGTAGTAGATGTTGAAGATTCAGTTGTTAAAGAACTATAAAAAGGACTAAAATGCCAGTTCGCTCAAGCAATCTAGACTACTTAATAGATGCCCTGCGATTGCATATGTATGATATTGATTCATCTTCATACAGATACGAGGACAGTTGGTTACTTACATCACTAGTGGCAGGGGTAAAAGCCCTAATGCCTTGGTGGAATAGTAAGTATGTCATTGATACAAGTAATAACGTAGCAAGAAATAGTGCATGGGATTCAGATAAATATGAATTCGATTCACCCCCAATTGTTCAGATTAATGATGAAAGACCTATAATTCTTATGGCAGGGATGATTATAAAAGGTGGAACGCTAGAGAATAATGCTTGGGATTACGGTTCTTGGAAAGATGATGAGATTCAATACTCAAATATCGAAGGCGGAAAACAGAAGAACCAATCTCTAAAGAGAGACTTTGAAGAGTTATCAGGATACCTAACTCCCCCAACGAAGAAGTTGGCACAGACTTTCAAGAGAGACTTAATTAATTAGAATAACAAAAGGAAAGGACAATGAAAGGATTATTTATTTGTGATGGTGTCACCCCTACAGGGTTTGGCACAGTCGCTCATGGGATTATAGATAACTTGCCTGAGGAGTGGGATACCCACCATTTGGCAATTAACTATTTGGGAGACCCTCACGACTATAAACATACCATCTATCCAGCTATGTTAGGTGGTGATTTGTGGGGCTTCAATAGGATTAAAGACTTCAAAGATAAAGATTTGGATTATGTCTTTATTCTAAATGATATTTGGATTATTGCCGAGTATCTGAAAGTATTCAAAGACCTTAGAGATAAGGTTGATGGGTATATCGTTCCTCCCATTATAGTATACTTTCCTGTGGACGGAACAGACTTCAATAAGAAATGGTTTGCAGACTTTGATATAGTTAGCAGAGCAGTTGTTTACACGGAGTTTGGTAAAGAAGTTTGTCAGAAAGCTGCACCTGAGATTGAGTTTGATATTATACCTCATGGAACAGACCTGAAAACTTTCCATCCTTTGGGAGATAAATTAGAAACAAGAAAGAAATACTTTGACAGCAATCCTGAGTTATGGGAAAGCTTTATTGTACTTAATGTAAATAGAAATCAGCCAAGAAAACGAATTGATGTAGCCTTGGAAGGTTTTGCAGAATTTGCTCAAGATAAACCAGAGAACGTTAAATACTATCATCATGCAGGTGTGAAAGATTCTGGATGGGACATCTTAGAGATGGCAGCATTATTAGGGATTGAGCATAGACTCGTCCTCACAAACACTGTCAAAGATACACAGAGAGTGACCCTAGAAGAATTGAATATGATTTATAACTGTGCAGATATTGGAATCAATACTTCAACTGGAGAAGGTTGGGGTCTTTGTTCAACAGAAGGAGCAGCTTGTGGAGTTCCACAGATTGTTCCAGACCATAGTGCTTGTACAGAACTATTTCAAGATGTTGGTATTTTAGTGCCAGTGAATCAGTACCTTCGTAGTCCTGAAACCCTAGTACTTGGTGGACTTGTTCATCACTCAGACGTTGCTGAGGCTTTGGAGATTCTTTATCAGAGTCCAGACCTGAGAGAAACATTAGGAAAAGAAAGCTATAAGAAGTTCACTTCCAAAGAATACACTTGGAAAGAAATAGCCAGACAATGGCAGGGAATATTCGAGAGATATGGCAATAACATTTCCTAGTAATACTAAAGATACAATAGATGATATCAGAGACGCAATTGGAAGAACAATAATTTTCAACCAATGGTTAAGTGACGTACCATGTACAGTTTCAGGATGTTCACTTGACCCTGTAACCAATGTCTCTACTAATTCATTCTGTCCTGTGTGTGGTGGTTTATACTGGCAAACAGCCGTTACTGGTGCGTCAGTTACAGCACACGTGAGATGGAAATCAATGGATAAGCAGACACGATACTCCGCTGGAGATGTGTTTGAAGGGGAATGTAGGGTTCAGCTTGAGTACATACCAGCAAATATCACTATCATAAATGCATCGGAAACGGTTCAGGTAGATGGTAAGCTGATGAGTATTGACAAGAGGATTTACAAAGGTGTGCCAGAGTTGAACAGGATTGTTCTAATTCTGAACGAGGAGGATAATAATGTCTAGGGAAACAGGGGTAATCATAGAAGGACTTAATGTACTAGAGATAGTCAAGTTCCTGAATGATAAGAATAAAAAGTATTTGGCAATTACTCTCAATAATATTGAGGATGTAGTTGAACCTAATTCGGAAGAATATAAACAGATTAGAAAAGAGGTTCTAGATGGCTTCAACGAGTACACAAGAGCTATCGTTGCTGTGCTGTTTGGTGACCAACTTGAAACATAATGGCAAGAAGAGGTTCGTTAGCTTACTTTCAGGAACAGTTAGCAGAAGCATCTAAGAACGTTTACGGACTTGGAGATGTTATTAATCAGCTACAACAGTTCATTGTACAAGTAGCTGATAACATGAAAAGGTTTGAGAAAGAAGTAGAATATGGACCTTCAAAGGAAGAGATAAAACTTATTATCACAGGGCTAATGGGTGAAGCCAAAGCTAAGATGATAGCAAAGTTTAGAACTTCAGCAGGTCATGCAAAAGACATAAATGAGTTTATGCTTCAACATATGATTGACATGATGGAACAACACCTAGTTCCAGACATAGAGTACGATGGGTTTGAATTTTATGCTAACTTAGAGTGGTCTATGGAGATGGCTTTAGGAAGAGTGGATGACTGGTTTGACATCGTAGAAGCAGCGAGACAGTCATACGCAAATGGAGACGCTGCTAGACAGTTTGGATGGATGAGAATTTGGGATGCTGCAATAAACGGAATCTATCCAACACAGAAAAGAAAGAACTACGATAAGTGGTCTGATGGAGCTTGGTTGGCGGCAACATATGAGGAGATTATGTCAGCAAGACTGGCTCTTCTAAATGATAAAGCACCTTACTGGTACTTCATAGAGCATGGAAATAGGGAGTTTAAAGGTGGAATTACTTTTCCATATCCCTCTTATAATGCTAAGAATATACTTCCAGGCATAAAGCTAGAAATAGAACAGAAAGGAAAGAAAATTGTAGATGAAACATCTGGAACAGAGACTAGAAGAACAGATGGTTACTACAAAAGACAGGCACTTATAGATGATGCTAATGACCTTATAGACGAACTAACATTTCGGATAGAAGAAGAAGCAGCAAGAGCAGCAAGAAATCTTAGAATAGATGAGTTAAATCAAGCAGCTTCAAGTATCAGACAGATTATTACTAAAAGAATTAAAAGAAAAGTTCAGGAATATCAGGGCTTAGAGACTCTTGAAGACCTAACACTACAAGATTTACAGAGAATCAGAGATAAGGTTATTTCAAGAATTGTAAATCATGATGAGTTTTCTTCAGAAAGAATTTCAGACCCTGCACTTCCTTCTGGACTTAGAACGAGAGAAATTAGATTTGATATAGAAGATTATCTTGTAAGTAAAGGTCTTGGAGATGTTTACTTAGGGGATATATTTTAAGGATAATAAATGTATCTAGAAAGATTACAGGAATTAAGCGTATATTACTGGCTAGATGACTTGTTCACAGGAACAGGTGTTGATGTAGTAGATTCTTGGCATGATGGAGACCTTGTATTACCTCGCATAGCAGTTGTAGGAGAAAATATTGGGTCTAGCCTACACGAACTTGGTGGAGCGGAAAGATATAACAGGATATGGAGCATAGAGATTTATGCAAGTACCAAACAGCAAAGGGATGAAATTGGCTACAGAATATTTGGTCAACTTAGGGAAGACGGACACATAGAAGTTTTTGATTATGATGAAGGATTCCCACCTACTGTTAGCCCAAGCAGTCTAGGTTATATGGATGTGCTAAAGCACCAGTATTTACCAAGGAATTTTGATTCGGAACTTCAGAATTTACTTGACTGGCGTGCAACCGTAGCAATTCATTCACGATATATAGTATAGAAATTTAGGAGGAATTTAAATGGCAAGACGTATAGCAATTCCCTCAAAGAGACTGGCACTTCAAATTGTCGGTCCAAGAGATGCCTTTATGGCATCAAGAATTCAGAGAGCGGAAGTTAGTTCTAATACGCCTTCAACGGATATTGACGAACTAGGTAACCCATTACACGCTGGAACTGTCGAAGACATTCCAAGTGTATCTTTACCTTTTTCGGCATTTGATACTGGAATTAAAGTTTTTTCCACACTTACAGGGACAGACCCTACAGCCTATCCTGGTGCAGGTGTGGATATTGGTCAACTTGGTAATATTGATGCTGTTATTTACATTCGTGACGACAGCGTTGCGACTTATGCAAAATCAGTACATGCCAAGAAACTTAGAATTCAAGACTTTACTTTTTCATATTCCGTAGATGGCGAAGGAACTGAAGATTACACCGCAACTGGAACAGAGAGACGATATTTCAAGTACAATGTTGTTGTAGAGAAATTTACTACTGGAACAACCTCGTTCGTATTAGCTGACACTCCTGTTACCCTTAAAAATGGTGACAAGTGCTTATCGGTTATTTTGGATGGGGATTATCTAGAAGAGGTAGCATCTGCACCTGCGGCTGGACAGTATTCTGTCTCTGCAGCCACGATTACCACAGCAGATTCAAGGGTTACACAGTGTATTGCTATTTACCATGAAGCATCCGCTGGAGACACTTGGACAGATATTTCTGATAGTTTAATGCCAGCCGCAATTCAGGGCAAAGACATTGAAGTTGAAATAAGTGCCAACTTGATTCCTAGAGTACAGTCTGTTACTATCAATGGTAATCTAAACGTTACCGAAATTAGAGAGATGGGCAATGATAAGCTTGTCGGTTACCAGTC